CAGCAAGGTCAAAAAGGTCAATGGTTCTGCGAACGGCTGGTGGGAGCGTTCTCCTCGTTCCGGCGACACCGACTCCTTCTGTTATGTGTTCAACACCGGCAACGCCGCCGCTAACGGCGCCAGCGTCTCCATTGGCGTGTCCTTCGGCTTCTGCGTTTAATCCCCGGTTTCATCAACACCAATCCCGCCCCGTCAGGGGCGGTGTGAGAAAGGAATGTTGGCGTGTCAGTCATCAAAGCTATGCGTGGCGAAAGCTCCATGCAGTTTATCGAAACCGCCAGACGGTTAGAGCTTCACGCTTTCTCCGTCTGCACCAAGGCTCCTAAAAGATACGCACCTCTGCTGACAAACCGTATCTTCGAGCTGGCTTCCACAGTTCACGAGGAAGTCCGAGCGGCGAACAACATCTACCCGCACAATCAGCATGAAGCGCAAATGCGGCGAGATCATCTGATTAACGCCAACATCGCCCTTCAAAATCTCAGCCCGAAGCTGACTTTGCTCTATGACGCTATTCTCCAAAACCCTGAAAAATGTCCATGGATTGACCACGCCATGAAGGAATTTGGAGAGTACATCACGGACGAAGCACAGCTTATCTCCAAGGTTCGGAAAGCTGACCACGAGAGATATAAAGACCTTCCTGTGTAAGTTTTTCATTGGGTCAAGCCCTGTAATTGTTACCGTTTCTGCGAACAACTGGTGGGAGCGTTCTCCTAATTCCGGCAACACCAACAACTTCTGTAATGTGAACAACAACGGCAACGCCAACAATAACAACGCCAGCAACTCCAATGGCGTGTCCTTCGGACTCTGCAACTTCGCATAGGTCAGTCGTAGTAACCCCTTTGGGCGAAATCAGTACCTTTTGCAGAGGGAGGGCTTGTTCCCGGCTACCAAGCCAAAACACCCCGTCCGATGTAGTCAGCCGGACGCTTCTTGCATGGTGAGCGATTGTACGGTAGCTCATTTCATGGCTGGTACTACAAGCAGTTAGAACCCGTACCCGACAATAAGACTGTACGGAGGGGAACCTTCTATGACAAGTGAAGAACGGAGAGAAGCCCGTTATCAGCGCAGGAAAGCCAAGCGGGACGAAGCTCGTCTGCGGCGAAGCAAAGAATGTGGTGATTTCGATGAAGTCTTTTCGTTCAGACACCTTTACCTTTCCGGGAAGAAATGCTGTAAGGGTGTCTACTGGAAAAACTCAACTCAGCGGTATATCGGCAATATCATTCCGATCATCGCAAAGACCCATCGGGAACTGCAAAACGGAACCTTCAAGCACCGTGGTTTTCACGCTTTCACCATCATGGAGCGAGGGAAGAAGCGGTATATCCGATCAGTCCATATCACGGAACGAGCGGTTCAAAAGTGTCTGTGTGACTACTGCTTGGTTCCTACCTATTCGGCCTGTTTCATCTATGACAACTCAGCCAGTTTGAAGCACCGAGGTATGGACTTCGCCCTGCGCCGTATGACCTGTTACCTCCAACGGCATTACAGGCGGTACGGTCTGGAAGGAGGGGTTCTGCTTTACGATTTTCACAGCTTCTTTGACTCAGCTCCACACGAGCCGCTGTTCCGTGAAGCCGACCGCAGGCTTCATGACCCGAAAATCAGGGAGCTTGCGAACAGCTTTGTTACGGACTTCGGTTCTGTGGGCTTGGGTCTTGGCAGTCAGGTATCTCAGACGAACGCCCTTATGCTTCCCAATATGATCGACCACTACTTCAAAGAGGTCTGCCGTATCAAAGCCTATGAGCGATACATGGACGATGGCGTGGCAATCAGCCCTGATATTGATGACCTGTATCTCTGTATGGACGGGTTAAAGATCATCTGCGAGAAGTGCGGTCTGGAACTGAACTTGAAGAAGACAAGGGTAGTTCCTCTCAGAGATTATTACCGCTGGTTGAAAACGAGGTTCATCATCACACCGACCGGCAAGGTTGTTCGGAAGATGAACAAAGACTCAACAAAAATCGTTCGACACAAGCTCAGAGCTTTTCGAGGGAAGCTCGACCGGGGCGAAATGACCTTGGCTGACATTCGGTGTTCCGTGGACTCCTACAACGGTCACATGAAGCGAGGTCACAGCTTCAAGGTGCGGCAGCGCACCAATCAATATTTCAAATCATTGTACGGGTTCTACCCGGACGAGAAAGGTTGGAAAAGCCATGTATAAAATCATCAAGAAGGACGCAGTTCTCGGCATTGTGAGCAATCTAACTTGGGTATGTATGCAGGAAAACGGCTGCTACGGCCTGACGGTCGAGGACAATGCACAGGGTATTGCCTTGAACGGTACCGTGTACCATGTCAACGGACACCCCGAACTGGACGGTGCTGAAACGGTTTCGGTCGAAGAAGTGGACGATGGCGTTTACGCTTCCAGTCTGACCGCTCTGCTGACTGACCCGAACGACATTCGTAATTCTGAGCAGTTCCGCAAGGCTGTTCAGATGTTCGCCAAAAGCCTTGACGAAGACTCTGCGATGGTGGTTGCAACCATCTATGACCCCTATCAGGTCGGTCATGCCTATGCTGTTGGTGATTATTTCACCTACGGTGTGAACGGTGTAGGCGACCCGCAGCTCTACAAGGTAGTACAGGCGCACACTTCCCAAGCAGATTGGAAGCCTGACGCACTTCCCGCTCTCTACACGCCGATTGGCCTGACCCCCTCCGGCTACCCTGTGTGGACTCAGCCAACAGGCGCTCATGACGCTTACAACAAGGGTGACATCGTGAGTTACAACGACAAGCTGTACCGCAGTCTGATTGACGGAAATGTGTATTCCCCGGACGCTTATCCTGCTGGCTGGGAAGAATACACCGGCAAGTAAAAAAAGGGGGAAGGACATGAGTGACGCAATTCTGGTCGCTATTATCACGGGTGGTCTGAGCCTGCTTGGTATCATCTACTCGTCCGGCAAGTCTGCCAGCAAGGTTGACGCAAAACTGGACAAGCAGCAGGCGGTCATCGAAACCAAGTTGAACGAACTGACCCGTGAAGTGCGGGAACACAACAATTTCGCAAGGCGTGTGCCTGTGGTTGAAGAACAGATCAAGGTCATCAACCACCGTATCGAGGATTTGGAGGGCTTTCACAAGCCTGCATGACCCGAAAGTAAGGTGATAAAGGTGAGTAATCGGGTCAAAATCCCTATAACTTTCTCTTAGTATGCGTGTATAAGAGGGAGTTTATAGGAAAAACGCCCGATTACTCACCTAACTCACCTAAATTAAAAATTGGAGGTAAAAATTATGCTCGAAACCATTTTGCATAACCTGACGAACATTGGCTGGGCTATGCTGATTTTTCTGTGTGCCTACCTTTCCAATGTATCCTTTTCTCTGTATTACAACATCAAAGTCCTGCTGGAACCGTTCAGCAAGGAAAAGCTGATAAACTCCGGCTTGAAGATCACCGCTTTTGTCTGCGGTCTGACCCTGCTGTGTGTCGCTATTACTACGCTGCCGCTGTTTGCGGATATGGTCGGGTGGGAAATTCCGACTGAGTATGTGGATATTTTCAGCAATTTGGTGATTATTGGTGCGGTACTCATGGTGTCCTGCAAGTACATCACAGAAGCATTTACGAAGTTCAAGGCCATTTTGGACGTTACCAAGGAGGGTAAGAGCTATGATGAAATCAAGTGAACTGGTCGCCAAGGTCGTTGATATTGCCAAGCACTACAAGACCCTGTATGTCATGGGGTGCTTTGGTGCGCCGCTGACCGACACAAACAAGTCTCGGTATATCAAGAACCACCCCTACAACATGGCGGCAGCTCGTACCTCTATGATTATGGCGGCGACCCCTGACACCTTCGGCTTTGACTGTGTGAACCTTATCAAAGCCGTCTTGTGGGGCTGGACTGGTGATAAAACCAAGTCCTACGGCGGCGCAAAATACGCCACCAACGGCGTACCTGACGAGGGCGCTGACACTATGATTAAGAGGTGCAAGGACGCTACTGTTTCCGGGTGGGACAAGGTTGACCCCGGCGAAGTGGTGTGGACTACGGGACACATCGGCGTGTATATCGGAAACGGTCTGGCGGTCGAGTGTTCCCCTCGTTGGGCGAACAATGTGCAGATTACCGCTGTCGGTAACATCGGGAAGAAGAACGGGTACAATACCCGTATGTGGAAGAAGCACGGACACCTCCCCTATGTGACCTACGACAAAACCGTGACCCACATACAGCCCGAAACAGTCAAGCCCGTTCCTACCACTGAGGTCAAGGCCAAGGGTGTCGCACGGTCTTTCAATAAGGCCGTGGCAGGTACTTACACCGTGACCGCTGGTGCTGGCCTGAATGTCCGTGACGTTGCCGGGACGGACAGTAGAGTGCTGGTGACAATCCCCAAGGGAACCACCGTCAAGAACTACGGTTACTACACCGTTGTAAACGGCGTTAAATGGCTCTATGTGGCGTTCTCGCACAAGAGGGTAAATTATACTGGCTTCGTGCATGAACGCTTCCTGAGCCGCTGAGAGGGCTTCCTATGGGTGGTAAACGAGTGCAACCTAAGCCGAAGAAGAAAAGAATGAGAAAGCGCACGAAGTTCACGATCTTGTCCATCTTCAACCTGACTTGGTACGCCGTTGTGGTTCTGATTTTGAACGCCTGCGGTCACACAGTTGACACAGAATTGACGGTCGGCTGGTTTGCGGCTTGGACTGCCGAACTTGCCATTCTGTACGGCATTAAGATCAAGTCAAAAGAAACCTCAAACGAGGACGCTCAGGGGTGAGAAAATGCAAGTGCTGAAAGAAATCACGCTCGACAAGGTTATCAATCTCTATGAGGGTCAAGTCGTTCACGACAAAAAGCAGCTCATTGAATGGGACGATCATCGCCGCACTCCACTCTATGAGCTAAAAGAACGAACTCTGGCTCAAGACAAGATGATCTTGGGTGCGCTGAAATGCGCCAGAGCGAACGGGTATTCCGGCGAAGAATAAAAGAAGACACTCCCTACCGATTAAGGTAAGGAGTGTCTTTTGGTTTGAACGAACACCGTTCCCCACACAATGTAGGGTTCGGATATGCGCTCAATGGTACACTCAGACTCCCCAAAATCGAACCCTGTCGCTTCTTCGGCGGCGGGGTTCTTTTCTACCCGGAAAGTCTTGGTTTTGCAAGAGGTTAGGTTATATGCGGTAGTGATTTTATACCCGTCAGGTTCGTCCCACACTGTAACGGAGTTGACGAGCAAATCAATGAGCCGTCTGCGGAAGTTTTCGTCTTCGATGTTCCCGTATTTGAACTGACTCAACCAGAATACGATTTGGTCACGGTCAATTCGGTAGACGAATTTTTCCTCAGCTTTGATCTCTTTGTTGAGGGTTTTCTTTTCATGTTCGAGCTGGACAAGGCGGTTCATCAATGTTTCAGAAGCAATACCCTTTTCGATGGCGGCGGTGATATTCGTGATTGACTTTTCGACCTCTGACAGTTGAGCGGTCAACTGCGGAATGTGCGTGTCGTTTATCAAATCCTGTTCGCTCTGTCGGATTGCCATGTCTGCAATTTCATCAATGAGCTGATCGGTCAAAAGGTTAAGAGCGTCACGGGCTACTATCCCTTCGATGTAATCTTTTTTCAAAGGCCGCTTGTCACACCTAAGTTTCCTCTTTTTCGTGTAGCAGGAATAGTAGTGGTAGACCTTGCCGTGTCTACCGGCTCCGCTTTCACCGTTCATAGAAGCCCCACAATGACCGCAGAACAGCTTTCCAGACAAGAGGTAATCTACCTTAGCCTTGCCCCTTGCCGGGGCTGTGGCGGTCTTAGAAAGCCGCCGCTGTACCGTTTCAAACAGCTCCTTGTCAATGATGGCGGGAATACCATTTTCAATGACAATATCTTTGTAGGTGTAAGTGCCGATGTAGCGAGTATTACGGAACATGGCCTTAAAGCTGCTACGGTTGAACTCCGTATTTTTGGCAGTCTTATATCCGGCAGAGTTAAACTTTCGGCAAATGGCAGCAACACTTTCACCATTGGCGTAAAGAGAGAACGCTTCTTGAACGATGTGGGCGGTATCAGGGTCAACAACCAGCTTATGATTTTCTACCTTGTATCCGAGGGGGATATGACCACCTACGCTGTGGCACTTCAAGGCAGACTCACGCATACCTCTCGTGACCTTCTGTGACAGCTCGGCAGAGAAAAATTCAGCCATACCCTCTAACACAGATTCCAAGATGATACTCTCAGGGCTGTCGGTGAGGTGTTCTGTGGCGGAGAGGACTTTCACGCCGTTCTTCCGCAGACGCATTTTCATAATCGCACTGTCATTTCGGTTACGAGCAAAACGGTCGAGCTTCCAGACGATGACATATTCCCAATTCTGCTTTGCACTATCTGAAATCATTTCCATGAGGTGAACCCGCTTTTCCACATCTTTACGAGCGGTCGTTGCTCGATCAACATAGATTGCCACAATGCGGTAGTGATTTGCTTTGCAGAAGGTACGGCAGTCACGAAGCTGCCCTTCAATGGATTGGTCACTTTGGCCTGTGGAGCTATACCGAAGGTAGATAGCAACATTTTGATCTCCATTGTAGAGTGTATATGGGTCTTCCTGAAATTGAGAGATTTCTTCCTCTGTCAGACAGGAGAGGTCGATTGGAAATTTTTTCATGCAAATCTCCTTTTTAACTCCATGACTCTACCGACAAAGCGCAATCGTCCAATTTCAACACCACCAAAAACACGGGGAGGATAGTGTGGATTAAAAGAGCGAAGGGTCACAGTATCTTCATCAATACTGATTTTCTTAACAAATCCTTCTTCGTCATCAACAATGACAACCATAAGAGTATCTGTTTCAGGAGGTGTGTCCTTTTTAACCAGCACTAAATCGTGATCGTCTAAGACTGGCGACATACTATCTCCGTCCACTTGCAACCAGAAACAATCGTCACAGTCATATTCGGGGTCAACCTGTTCATATCCCAATGCTTCTTGCTGAGCGATGACACCTTTTCCTGCGGACGCATGACCGAAAATAGGTCGTTTGCAATTTTTTTCATAAGGTTCTGTGGTCAAACCAACAGAGGACAAGTGAAAGAGAGGGTCGTCAGTTTCGCCTTTCAAATACTCAGCCGTTGTTCCAAGATTGATAGCGAGAGTTTTCAAATCTTCATCTGAAATCATGCGGTCAGGCTTTTTATCTACATCATTCAAATAATACTTGGGACGGTCGATAAGTTTGCAAATATAGGTGACGCTTTTCCCTTGTTGTTTGGCTAAATCTCTAATACGGCTTGTATTCATAAATACCTCCTTCAAAAATATCCTACTTTTTTAGGATTTTCTATTGACAATCCTACAAAGGTAGGATATACTTTGGATTGTGAACAAGAGATTTTGACAACAAAAACCCGACCCCCGAAAGGTTTTCTTTTTTCGGCGGTTGCTGTGGTCAATGGTTTAATTGTCTGGCAAGTAAATTGTACCATTACGCCCACTGGTTGTCAATAAATATTGTTCTCAATTCAAAGAAAGGAGAGGTTTTGTGAAAGAGCGTGAGAAAATTCGCTATCGCCTGAGCATCAATCACCTGTCGTTTGCATGGCTGATTGATATGCTCCGAAAGCGGGGTATTGAAACGAACGGCCCTGTCCTGAGTGCAATTCTCGCAGGGACTCGTAACGGCCCTTCTGTGGACAAGATCATCGCTGAGTCTATCGACATTCTGGACTGGTACGAGCGGCAGATCGGCGGTGTGTCATGAGCGACAGTGCATTTACCCCGGAAGTGCGAGGACAGGCCAAAGCGTTCAGCTCACTCCTTGCTCGATCTGTCCGAGAGTTTTTCAAGGACGAAGGGAACCGCAAGCAGTTCGAGAGCTGGTACGAGCAGAAGTACGGAACACCGTATCAATGGAAACCTATGGTTTGGAGGAACAGATAATGAAAAAGGTATTTGGAGTATTGGCATTTCTCTCGTTTTTCTACCTGTTGGGTGTGGTTGGTGCGGTAGAGCAAGACACGATGGCTCTCGGTACAGGCATGGTGCGTATGGGTATCGGCCTTGGCTGCTTCTGGCTGTTCTGTGAGCTGTCTGGTGCGTTTTATCCTGCCCCGCCGAGAAAAAGAAAAAGCCGCTGACGGAACTGGTACTTCCATCAACGGCAAGCGTAAAAGCTCAATCTGATTATATCAGAACCTATCATTTTGTAAAGGAGAATTTTATGAATAGCACGATTGCGAAACTCGCTGACGAGTTCGAGAAGATGGAGAAAACCATCGCTTCTCAGAAGAAGATGATCGAAACCCTCATGCCTACGGGCTATGTCGATACCGATACCGTCAAACTTCACCTCAACTCCGTATATGGTGTCATGTTCGGCGGTCGCCCTTCCCCGAAGCGCTGTAAGTTGGAGGACTGTTCTTGGGACGAGATCAATATGTATTCCTCCTTCGGTCTTGCTGACAAGATGTTCGAGGTCGGTGACACCAAGAAATTCCGTCTGGCTGATGGCTCCTACCTGACTGCCCGTATCATCGGGTTCAACCATGACTACGCTGAGGACGGTAGTCTGACCCATATCACCTTTGAAACCGTGGAAACCCTTGACGGTGACATTCCCATGAATGAGAAATCTACCAACGAGGGCGGCTGGGACGCTTCTTATCTCCGTGCCAAGCTCAACGGCAACTTCTTCGAGAAGCAACTTCCCGCTGATCTGAAAGCGGTCATCAAGCCCGTGGTGAAGATCACCGCAAAGAGCGGCAAAAACGAAATGCTGGTTCCTTCCGTTGACAAGCTGTTCGTTCTTTCTGAGCAGGAGGTCTTCGGTCGCAAGATTTATTCCTGCGGTGGTGAGGGTAAGTGGTACGAGTGGTACAAGCGAGAGAACACGCCCTACGGCAAGTGCAAGCAGAATGGTGAGAGGGATTGGAGATGGGAGCGTTCTCCTCGTTCCGGCAACACCATCAGCTTCTGTCGTGTGAGCAACGACGGCTCCGCCAACGGTAACTCTGCCAGCACCTCCTTTGGCGTGTCCTTCGGCTTCTGCATTTGATCGGGTATCTCGTAAATCCCGCCCCGTCAGGGGCGGTGAAAGGAGTGAAAACATGAATGTCAATCGCAAGGTTGGCACTGGCTTTGAAAGAGACTTATGCCTGAGTCTGTCGGGTTGTGGCTTTTGGGCGCACAATCTCGCTCAGAACAGTCAAGGTCAGCCGTTCGATGTGATTGCGGCTCGAAACGGTGTCAGCTATCCCATTGACTGTAAGGATTGTTTCAAGAACATTTTCAAGATGGAGCGTATCGAAGAAAACCAGTTTTCCGCTATGACGCTCTGGAAGGAAACCGGGAATGGAGAGGGCTGGTTTGCAATCAGGTTGATAACTGGTGAAGTTCGGTTCATCTCCTTCTCTACGCTTTTGGAATTGTCCGTTTTGCGAACTGTGCTGTCTGCCAACGATATTAGGCGATACGGTATCACACTCGGAGAGTGGGTGTCCCAATGCAAGTAACTGTTGGCAACCAGCTCCGAATTGAGAACCCGTCTGAGCAGTTGTTTACATGGTGCAAGAAGCAGCTTATCCTTCCCAATCCTGAGTACGCCAAGAAAGTCCGTATGCACTTTTGGGTCGGCAACACCCCTGAGAAGTTGTACCTGTTCCAATGGGACGGTGACACACTGGTTCTTCCCTACGGGTGCTTGAATGATGTGCTGGCGATGGACGATTGCCACATGAAGGTCAATCTTCCTACACCTACCGAGGTGGACTTCGGTTGCACCATTCCGCTCTATGACTACCAAGTGGAAGCCAAGGAAGCACTGATAACTGCCTACTACGGTATTCTTCAAGCCCCTGCGGGGTGTGGTAAGACACAGATTGGAATTGCTGTTGCAGCAGATACAGGTCGAAGGACACTCTGGCTGACCCATACACGGGATTTGCTCGTACAGAGCAAAAGCCGAGCGGAGCAGTACATGAGTCCTTCTTTGACTGGCACGATCACCGAAGGTAGAGTTCAAATCGGTAAGGCAATCACTTTCGCAACGGTACAGACCATGTGCAACCTCGATCTGAACCAGTACCGTGATGTTTGGGATTGTATCATCGTGGACGAGTGTCACCGTGTAGCCGGAACCCCGACCGCCATGACGCAGTTCTCAAAGGTGCTGAACGCTCTGGCAGCTCGACACAAGTACGGGTTGTCCGCTACGGTTCATCGAGCAGACGGTATGATTGCCGCCACCTACGCCCTGCTGGGCGGGATTGCTTATCAGGTGCCGGACGAAGCGGTGAAAGACAAGATCATGACCGTCAGCGTTTTGCCCCGTGCCACACACCAAGGACTCAGCCGTGAGTTTTTGGACACGGACGGTACGATCATCTACGCAAAGTTGGTTAATTTCCTCGCTGACCGTTATCCCCGGAATAACCTGATTGTCGCTGACCTCGTGGCAAACCGAGATCACTACAATCTCATTCTCTCCGACCGGCTGACGCACTTGGAAACCCTGATGAACAGGCTTCCGCCCGACCTGAGAAAACAGGCGGTCATGATTGATGGGAAGATGACCACGAAGAAAGCCAAGGCTCTCCGAGAACAGGCCATTGAGGAAATGCGGCAGGGGCGTAAACGGTATCTGTTCGCCACTTACTCTCTGGCAAAGGAGGGCTTGGATATTCCCCGGCTCGACCGTCTGTACCTGACTACACCGCAGAAAGACTACGCTGTAATAACTCAGAGCATTGGTCGTATCGCTCGTACATTCGAGGGAAAGGAAGAACCTATCGCCTATGATTATGTGGACGATGGTATCCAGTACCTCGTGAGAAGTTACAAGAAGCGGTGTACCACCTACCGGAAAGCGGGGTGCAAGTTCCTTGAACCTTGAACCTTTCATTTTCGACTGCGAGGTGTTTGCCTACGATTGGCTGTTTGTCTTCAAGAATAAGGTCACGGGGGAATACACCGTCATCTGGAATGATAATGAAGCGGTCGAACAGTTCATGACCCAAGAACCCCTGTTGGCAGGGTTCAACAATAAGCACTATGACCAATTCATTCTGAAAGCGGTTCTCTCAGGCTTCACGCCGGAGGAAATCAAGGCGGTCAACGATTTCATCATCGTTGGTGGTCACGAGGGCTGGGAGTACACCCCTCTCCGTGACTGCGGGATTTTCTTCGATCAATATGACCTGATGGACGATTGCCAGATGGGTTTGTCTCTGAAAGCAATCGAAGCGCATCTCGGAATGGACATTCGTGAAACCACTGTTCCGTTCAACATCGACCGCCCTCTGACTGAGGACGAGAAGCAAGAGGTCGAGTTTTACTGCCGACACGATGTTGACGCAACCGACAGGCTGGACGATCTTCGTCAAGGCTACCTGTCCAGCAAGCTCACGCTGGGTCGTGAAAAGGGGCTGTATCCCGCAAAAGCCCTCTACATGACCAACGCTAAGCTGACCGCTGCTTACCTTGACGCAGAGCAGAAACCGCACTATGACGAGCGGGAATACCAGTATCCGCCGAAGCTGCTTCGCCAGTACATTCCGCAGGAAGTGTTCGACTTCTTCGAACGGTTGAAGGATAAGAGTATTCCTGACGAAGTAGTGTTCAAGGAAAAGCTCGATCTGATGGTAGGCGGTTGTCCTTGCACCATCGCCTACGGCGGTATTCACGGGGCTATCCCGTGTTACCGAGAGGAAGCCACGGAAACCCGCTCTATTCGCAACAAAGATGTTGCAAGCTACTACCCACACCAGATGACCTTGAACGGTTATTGTAGCCGAAACATTCCCTCTCCCGATGTGTATGCCGCCACCATTGAGCGGCGAGTCAAAGCAAAGAGAGCCGGGGACAAGGCTACGGCAAACGCTTTGAAGCTGGTGCTGAACACCACCTACGGCGCTATGCTGAACCGCTACAACGACCTGTATGACCCGCTTATGGGGCGCTCGGTCTGTATCTCAGGCCAGTTGCAGTTGCTCGAAATGGCGGAACATCTTGTTCAGGACTGTCCCACCTTGAAGATCATTCAGCTCAACACCGATGGTATCATGGTCAGCCTTGATGACTGCGATGTTCCCGTGTATCAGGAGATCACGCAGGAGTGGCAGGACAGAACCGGCTTTGAGTTGGAGGAAGACCTTATCAAGATGATTTGTCAGAAAGATGTGAACAATTATGTCGAGGTTCCTTTCGAGGGCGACCCCAAAATCAAGGGTGGCGTTCTCGTTCGTGGAATTGCCCCGGCAGGAGCGTTCAACATCAACAACAACGCTTGTGTGGTCGCCAAGGCGGTCAAAGATTATCTGGCCTATGGTATCCCGGTCGAAGATACCATCATGAGCTGCGACCGCCTGCTGGACTTCCAGTTGGTCGCTAAGGCCGGGAGCAAGTATGGTGACGCTCTCCATGAGGTAGACGGTCAGATGGAGGTCGTACAGAAGGTCAACCGGGTATATGCCACGGAAGACCATCGGTGCGGAACCCTCTACAAAATCCACCTTGGCACTGGTAATCCCGTCAAGATTGCTGGACTCCCCGCAAAATGTGTCGTAGACAACGACAATCACCTGACGATTGATGTGGTTGACCGTGACTGGTATATCCGGCTGGCACGGCGTTATGTTCGAGATTTCCTCGGAGAGAAGCCACCCAAGCGAAATACCCGCAGAGTCAATTCCATCAAGAAAAAATTATTAGAAATGTTGGAGGTATAAATATGGCTACTACCAAGAAAGCCGCTGAGACTGCGGCGGTGGATTATTCCACCATGAATGTGTTCAAGAAGTTGCAACTTGCCCGTGTGCGTTTCCTCGAAGCTGGCGTGGATAAGAGCGGCAAGCACATGAAGCTCGAATATAAGTATTTCGAGCTGGCAGACATTGTTCCCAAGGCCGAGCAGATTTTCCTTGAAATCGGTCTGATGATGGTTCCGTCCATGTACGGCGACAAGGCGACCGCTCGTGTCTACAATGTCGATGACCGTGAGGACTTCATTGACTTTGTTGCACCGTATACCCCCATCGCCCCCATCGTGTCCAACGCTGGCAATCAGGTTACAAACGAAATGCAGGCGACCGGCAGCTCCATCACCTACATTCGCCGCTACCTGTGGCAGCTCGTTTTGGACATTGTGGAGCATGACAGTATCGACAGCGGCGAGTTTGACACAACTCCCGCACCCGCCCCCGCTGTTACCAAGAAGCCCCCTGTGACCACTGAACAGCGTCAGGAAATCAAGAAAGAACTGACCGGCGCTCCTGCTGGTGCGGCTACCGTGGAACAGGTCAGTACGCTGAAAAGCCTGCTGAAAAAGCTCATGGATATTGACGCAGAGCAGGAACAGTTCGTGCAGACCATCGCCATGAAGACCGAGGGTTTTTCCAAGATCGAAGCCGACAAGTGTGACGCTCTGATCGAGGGCGTGAACAATATGCTGGCTGGCTACGAAATGAAAACGGCAAAGGAGGGCTAAAGCATGATCGAAATTGATTGCCGCAAGTGCGTCAATGCAGACTTGGAAGCGGATTGCTGTAAGCTCTACGGTAACAATCCTGATACTGCCGTTCGGGAATGTGCCGCTGATGAATTTGTGAATTATAAGGAGGTAAACAAAAATGGAATGGCTTGACGGCAACAAAATCCAGATTATCCCTCCCAAGCGTCCGAAGAAGCTGACTGGTACTCGCTTCGCCACTATCCTCGGTCTGAACCCGTGGTCTACACCGTTCGAGATTTGGTGCGAAGTGACCCGCACCTATCAGAAGCCGTTCGAGGACACGATCTACACCATCGCCGGTAAGACCATCGAGCCTAAGCAGGCTGAGTACATGAAGCAGACCTACTTCATGAGCAATCTGGTCACGCCGACCGACATTTGGGGCAAAGACTACTTCCGTCAGACCTACGGTGACTTCTTTAGGGAAAGCCCCGTTCTCGGCGGTATGTGGGACTACTTGCTCTATGGCAAAGATGGTAAGCCTACCACCGTCCTCGAAATGAAGACTTCTAAGCGTGTCGAGGACTGGAAGGACGATATTCCTGAGTATTACGCTTTGCAGGCGGCGTTGTACGCTTACCTTCTCGGCGTGGACGAAGTTATCATGGTTGCTTCCTTCCTCGAACCCAAGGATTACGACAATCCTGAGAAGTTCGTGTGTAGCGGTGAGAACACCATCACTCGCCCCTTCAAGGTGTCTGAGAGGTATCCTGACTTCGAGAAGAAGTATGTGAAGCCTGCCCTGAAATGGTGGAAGGACTATGTGGAGAGCGGCATTTCTCCCGCCTTTGACGAGCGCAAGGACGCTGAAATCCTGAAAGCTCTCCGCACCAACAACCTGTCCCCTGAAACGGATATGGCGGCACTGGTCAAGGAAGCCGAAGACCTGAAAGACACCATGGAACGGATTTTGGCTCATGAAGGTATCCCGGACATGGAAAAACGGTACAAGGTTGTGACTGACATGATTAAGAAAGCCGCAATCGCTCAGTTCCGTGACGGTGACAAGAAGGTGTCTATCGCTGGTTCTGCCTATAATTGGGAGGTCAGCCGCACTTCTACCACGAAGATCGACAAGGACGCTATGAAAGCGGACGGTATTCTGGCGAAGTACACGACCACCGAGGACAGCTACCGCATTTCCCCAAAAATCATTAAGGAGGATTGACCTATGAAATTTTCTAAGTTCGTGAAGTCCCTCGCCCCTGCTGGTGGCGCTATCTACGAGTACATGGACGAACGCTGGCTTGCTTCCCCGTCCGTACTTATGCTCATTCCCGATGGTATCCGCAGCGTGACCGGGTACAGCAACGAGAAAATGCCTGACGGCATTGGTCGCCTGATTTCTCAGGTTGGTTGCACCGAGTACGCCAAGTACCCCGATGACGAAGACCAGTTGGTCGGTATCATCTTCCCCTACGAGTATGCAGAACAGCTCAATTTCCACACCATAAAAGAAGTATGAGCGTTTGTGGTGGTTGCCCCATCTATTACAATAAATATTTCGGTGTTTATTGTGGAGGTGGGTGCTTAGGTCAAAGCGATTGTGCCGAAAACCTAATAACTCTCGTTGCTAATATAGCAGACACTATTACAAGATCAAGAAAGGACGATAAAACAATGGCTAAAATCGGACTCACCGAGGGTTTCACCCTCATTCCCGAAGGTACTCATGTCTTTCAGATTACCGATGTGAAGTACAAGGAGGACTTCGGCAAGCTGGAAGTCTATATGCAGACGCAGACCGGCAGTAAGCACATCGAGCGCTTCTCTCTGCTGAAATCCGATGGCTCTCCCAACGAGGGTGCATACAACGCTTTCAGCTACTTCGCCAAGACCGCCCTCGGCAATTTCGATCTGACCGAGATCGACCACACCGACCTGATTGGTCACTTCATCGAGTGCGATGTGGAACATGATGTTCAGGAGAACAAGAAGAAACCCGGACAGAGCATTACCTTCGTCCGTCTGGCCGATAAGCGCCCCTCTGAGGGCTGGGGCGGCGCTGGTAATACGGTTACTACCCCCGCTGCTAAAACCGCTCCTGCGGCTTCTCAGGCCGCCCCTAAGACCCCAATGAATTTGGCAGCTCTCCTTGGCTAATAGCGAGTGCGAGGGAGGGCTAATTTGAAAGGCTCTCCCTCGCCAATGGTATGTTGAAAACTATGTTGAAAGTGAGGATAAGCTACAATGGAAACAGCCTGTTCTAAGGTGCAAGCTCACCTGAATATCTGCAACGAAATCAATCGGCTTTACGAGCGCAAGAACCATGACTACGGTGACAGCTTTCACCAGACCTTCGTTGAAGAAGGAATGGCGATGGCTCGTATTCGGTTGGGTGATAAGTTCAGCCGCTTTAAGACCCTCTCCCGTGGCGGTGAGCAGAAGGTCAATGACGAGTCTATCCGAGACACCCTGATTGACCTCGCCAATTACGCCATTATGACCGTGCTGGAAATGGAGGTCGCTGATGACACTGAATGAATATCAGGTACTCGCCTATCGAACGACCAACCATGAGCTGACCAATCAGGGTCTTATCGAAAATGGGGTCATGGGTCTATGTGGCGAAGCGGGTGAGTGTATTGACCTCGTGAAAAAATCCTTGTTTCAGGGTCACGACCTTGACCGTGAAAAGCTCATTGACGAGCTGGGTGATGTTCTCTGGTACGCCGCACAGTTGGCAACCGGCTTAGATGTGGGCTTAGATGTTGTTGCACAGTACAACATCAATAAGCTCAAAGAGCGTTACCCTGACGGGTTCGACAGCGAAAAGAGTATCCATAGAAAGGAGTACGAAAATGCCTGACTGCTTCTCAAAGTCCGAAGTGACTGATTTTCTGAACTTCATGAAGTTGCCTGACGGAACCTCTGTTGTTTCTGATGACCTGATGGAGTACCTGATGGCCTACGGCTTCTTCACCGCCCCTGCTTCCACCAAGTACCACGGCAATTATGAGGGCGGTCTTCTGGAACACTCCTACATGGTCACGAAGTACCTCCTGACGCTGACTCAGGACAATCACCTGATCTGGCGTAAGTCTCGTTCTCCCTACATTGTGGGTATGTTCCATGACCTGTGCAAGATCGACCAGTACCGCCACCCGGCGAGTGATTTGGTCGTAGACGGAATGTTGCTTCCTGACCCGTCCAAGTGGGAGTACAACCCCGACACCCTTCTGAAAGGCCACGGCGATAAGTCCGTCATGCTTCTCTCTCAGTTCTACACGCTGACCGATGAAGAAATCATGTGTATCCGCTACCACATGGGCGCTTTTACCGACAAATCTGAGTGGAATGATTACACCCGTGCTGTTCGCAACTACTCGAATGTGCTGTGGACACACCAAGCCGATATGCTGGCAAGCCATGTTGCGGGGGTGTGAAGTATGTATATTCCAACGGTTTCTTTCGATTTCGATGGCGTAATTCATTCCTACCGAAGCGGGTGGAAGGGTGCCGCTGTTATCCCCGACCCTCCCGTAGAAGGGATTAAAGAGGTCATTGAACAACTCATAAGCGATGGTTTATGTGTGGTCATCTGTTCTTCTCGTGCGGAGTCCTTTGAAGGACAGGCGGCGATTGCTGAATGGCTGAAACACTACGGGTTCCCGATGGTGCAAATTCAAGCAAGAAAAGTTCCCTCCATCGTTCATGTCGATGACCGCACAATCTGTTTCGATGGCAGAGCAAATAACCTCTACGAACAGATTATCAACTTCAAACCTTGGTATGAAAGGGAGTCTGAAAGTGAAAATCATTGAACCTCATGTGGAGCTTATCAACGCTCCCGATTATAAGACCCTTCTGACCACCATCGAAGCCGCAGGGCGCACTTGCTACAAGTCCGAGGACAAAATCACGGACGGGAGTGCAGAGAAGTTCGTCCGGGGCATTATCAAGCGTGGTCACGAAGCTGTCATTGAGCATGGCTCTCTCACTGTCCGCTTCATCTGCGACCGGGGCGTGAGCCATGAGATCGTCCGTCACCGTCTGGCGGCGTTCTGTCAGGAGTCCACTCGATACTGCAATTACGGTAAGGAAGGCTTTGGCGGCGAGATCACCGTCATTCGTCCCTCGACCTTCGCCAAGACCGACTCGACCTACCACATCTGGAAGCGGTCGTGTGAACACGCTGAGGTCGCCTACTTTGATCTGCTGAACGAGGGTTGCACCCCGCAGGAAGCTCGATCTGTCCTTCCGAACAGCTTGAAAACCGAGGTGGTCATGACCGCCGACCTCAGAGAATGGCGGCATTTCTGCCGTATGCGTTGTCCCGTAGCGGCTCACCCCGATATGCGGGTCGTTGCCAATATGCTCCTGACCCTGCTGAAACAGACCTATCCAGTCTTCTTCGAGGACATTGAGGTATGAGGATTAAGAAAGCTGGCGGTAAGGTGTTCGGTGCGGTCTTAACTGCCGCCGAGAAGAAAGCGATGGACATGGAAATCAATCGTCAGATTGTGGAAGCCGACAGGCGCTATGCCGATGACATTGACGCTATGGTGCTTTATACCCTCCATGTTCACCTTGGTTTCGGCAAGAAGCGCCTGCGGAAGTTCTATGACGCTTTCTCCGCCGAGCATGACCGCCTTATCCAGTATTATCAAATGCCGGACGATTACACATGGCTCTGCAAAGAAATGTTGAAGCGTATCGGCGTTGATGTTGAAGCATGGAACCATGAAAGGAGAGAACCTAATGAAGCTGAAAAGCATTGACGGCAAAGTGCCGTATATCATGGCTGCTGGAAAGGACTTCGTGAAAGATGAAATGTCGCTGACGGCGGCAGAGCAGATTTGTTCCCGTGGAACGCAGACCGCCAGCAAGCTCTTTCCCGATTTCCCCATCTGCGTAGATGACAAGTTCTATTTCGCTGGAACCTCGACAAAGCCCAAGTCCAGCAAGTCTAAGACCCCTTGCGAGGGCTGAGATTTTCAATCTTCCTGTGGTTCGTCACCATTGTCGCAGTCCTCTGTCTGAAATTACCCACGGTTGAGGTTGAAGAACCTTCTCCCGTTGTCGAGGTGGTAGAGGCAGTCACCCCGGAGCCAGAACCGGAGGTGACACCTCAGCCGTGGACAGACGAGGAAGTGATTGTACTGGCGAAAATGCTATGGGGAGAAGCCAGAGGGGTCAGCTATGACGCTGAGAAAGCCGCTTGTGTGTGGTGTGCGCTCAACCGTGTCGATCATGGCTACGGCGACATTATAACGGTCGTGACTACACCCAAACAATTTGTAGGGTACAACGAGGAAAACCCGGTCGATGATGGTTTGATTACTCTCTGTATAGATGTACTGACCCGCTGGTACGCAGAGAGAGAAGGTCAGGTTGAGGTCGGTCGTGTCCTCCCTGCGGATTACTTGTGGTTCTCTGGCGATGGCAAGAGAAATCACTTCCGCAACGCCTACCGTGGCGGTGATAGATGGGATTGGTCTTTACCGAGTCCGTATGAAAGCTGAGGTAAGCCTATGAGCTATTTGAATATACCCGCTGAACTCCGAGAGGAAAAGGCATGGGTCAATGTGTGGGACGGGTCAAAGGTTCCCATGCAGGCCACCGTGAGAAAGGCGGCTTCTTCCTCTAATCCTGATACATGGTCAAATTATATTGACGCTGAACACAATGTCCAGCACGGCTACTATGACGGTCTTGGTTATGTGTTTCACGATACAGGGGTCGTAGGTATCGACATTGACGATGGCTTTACTGATGGGCTTCTAAACCCGCTGGCGGCTGACATTATCGGTCATTGTCAGTCTTACACGGAAAAGTCCAGAAGCGGGAGAGGGGTTCATATTCTCGTTCGTGGTGAGCTGCCCTTCAAGGGCAAGAACAACCGTGCCGCCGTGGAGATTTACAAGAGCAATCGGTACTTCATCATGACCGGCGAGGTTTTGATCTTCTCCGAGATCGTTGAAAACCAGTCAGCGATTGACTATGTAATCGAGAAGTATTTTCCCGACACGCCGAAGGAAAGTAGCTCAGGTACGGTCGCCCCTCAGCGTATCTATTCTCCCATCTATCGCCGCCCTGAAAACGGCAAGCTGCATTTGAAGCCTGAATACCCGCCTATCACACCGGGAAGCCGGAACCTCAGCCTGACTTCTCTGGCGGGTCAGCTCCATAACCAAGGATACACCAAAGCAGAGATTTACAAAGAGCTGTTGTACGCCAATCAACAGGCTTGCAAGCCGCCGCTCCCTCAGTCCGAGGTCGAGTTGATTGTTAACAGCGTGACCAGATACAGGAGGTAATTATGAAACCTTATCAACGTGGCGATGTTGTTGTCATTGATGTTCCCATGCTTGCCAACAGTCATATTCAGGCCGGTAAGCGTCCGTGGGTGGTTGTGCAAAACAATGTCGGCAATCAGTTTTCTTCCACCAGCATTGTCGTTCCCCTGACCACTAAAATCAAGCGACTGGAAATGCCGACCCATGTGGCGGTCACTTGGGGTTCTTTACAGCCGAGCATGGTTGAATGTGAACAGGTGCGTGTCGTAGATGTGTCCGATGACTGGGAGTACATCTGCACTCTGCCGCCTGAGATCATGCGTCATGTGGACACCGCTTTGAAGAACGCTTTCTTCTATGGGAGGGGGGGGAGGTGTAAATAATGACAAAACTCGAATATGACAGTTTGCAGATGGCGTTATCTGCCCTACTTGATAAAGAGCGGATATATCGCAAGCGTATAAGCGGTAGTGAACAGGACGGTTATAAAATGGGTGTCCGAGCTTGTAAAAGCGCACTTTCCAACTTTAACCCAAACAGAAAAGACAAGAGGGGTGAAATCCATGAGTGATGAAGTTATGACAGCTCCCGAAGAACAGGCTCTTTTCCAGCTCTCTAACGGTCGTTACATCATGGACGAAGCTCAGTCCAGAGTGATGTTTCAGATTAAGGAAGCACAGCCTGAGCATAGCCACCCAATCAGCGGCACGGGATATTCGTGGGACGAGTCTGGCATGGCAGAGCTGTTCTCCGAGTGCTACAAGAACGATACCCGCTACTGCCCCGAAGCGAAAAGCTGGTTCACCTACTCCGAGGGAGCATGGCGCAAGGACACCGGCTCTCTCTTGGTGGCGGAAAAGATCAAAGAGTTCTGCCGCCTGATGGCTCTCTATTGCGGCGAGATCGCCAATGAAGAACGGCGTTCCGAGTACATGAAGTTCATCGTGAAGATGGGCGACCGCCGCTTCCGTGACCGACTGATGAAGGACGCTGCCAGCGTTCTCCCCATCGCTTCGGCGGAGTTTGACGCAAACCCCTACCTTATCAACTGCAAGAACGGCACTTTCGACCTCGAAAAAATGGAGTTCCGGGAACATGACTGGAAAGACTTCCTGACTATGCAGACCAACTTCAACTACACCTTGCAGGACGCACGGTGCCGCCGCTGGGAGAAGTTTGTTGCGGAAGTCACTTGTAATGACGAAGACAAAGCTGATTATCTTCAAAAGGCGCTGGGGTACTCCATGCTGGGTATGGCGAACGAGGAATGTATGTTCATTCTCCACGGCAAGACCACTCGCAACGGTAAGTCCACCATGCTCTCGGCAATTCACCACCTTCTCGGTGACTATGCGTCCGTGTCCCCCGTGTCGATCATCTGCAAGGCGGAGCGCTCGAAGAACGCCGAAGCAGCGAACCCCATGCTGGCTTCCCTGAAAGGCAAGCGGTTCGTCACAATGGCAGAGAGCAACCAGTATGGCAAGCTGGACGAAGAAACGATCAAGCAGCTCACAGGCGGCGAGGAAATCAAGGCTCGGAACCTCTATGAGACTGCCACGACCTTCCTGCCGCAGTTCACCCTTTGGCTTTCCTGTAACGATCTTCCCACCGTCAGCGATAAGTCCCTGTTCGCTTCCGACCGTGTACGGGTCATTGAATTTAACCGCCACTTCACCGAAGCGGAGCAGGACAAGAACCTGAAAAATGAGTTCCAGACACAGGAAGCTATGCAGGGCATTTTCGCTTGGCTGGTCGCCGGATACTTCAAGTACAAGCGGTTCGGTCTGAAAATGTCCCCCGCCATGCGGAAGGTAGTCAACCAGTACGAGCGTGACAACGATCTGTGCTTGCAGTTCCTCGAAGAACGCTGTGAGCAAGCTGAGGGGGTCAACACCCGCTCGAAGTCTCTGTTTGACGCATACAAGATTTGGTGCAAGTCCAACGGGTACTTTGCCTGTTCTGCCAAGCGGTTCAATGCCGACATGGAAACGCACCCTGAGTGGCACGGCGGCAAGGTCGTGTATCAGGGCTACCCCGTCTACAAGAACCTCAGACTGAAAGGAGCGTCCTAATGAACCGTTCATGCAATTCTATCCTCTGCCGCTTCGGTATCCACACAGCAGACCCGTATGTTCATATTCAGGTCAAGTGTCGTAATGGTTCTCACCGCTGGCAGAGCAATTATGAAATCTGTAAGCGGTGCGGCAAACGCCTGAGAAAAATCCGCATTGTAAAGGAGCGTCCGTGATGAAGTGGAAAAGGATTAAGTGTTTCCTGACTGGCGGACACCACCTGTACGATAAGAACCTTCAAACTATTCATAACACAAATGGGTATCACTTCATTAACTACTGCGTGAAGTGCGGTAAGGTGTTCGCTGCGTTCATGGCGGAAGCTGAATTGAATGGCCTGATCGACCGAGACATTGAGCAGTTCAGAAAGGAGAGATTGCATGATTGCCACCAATGAAGAACTCGCCCTGCTGGAAAAGTGGAAGCGAAAACTCTGCTTGCAGGAGTGGCGGATAAAGCTGTTGACCCACCTCCACCCGGAAGAAATGATGGTGCGTAATACCGCAGGCTGTACCGAGTGGTCAGAAGCAATTAAGACCGCTCGTATTGAGATCATCAACCCTGCCTGCTACGGCGACCGCATTGTGCCGTTCAATTTTGAAAAGACGCTGGTGCATGAGCTGCTACACCTGAAATTCTCCTTCTGGTGTCAGAACGAAGATGATGTTGGCGATAGAGTCATGCACCAGATGATTGACGATCTCGCAAGAGCTTTGACGGAAGGGGACAGCGATGATGAAGCCTGAATACTGCCCCGACTATGTAGGCGTTGCCTGCGTTGATGGCACTTGCCCTGTTGCCAACTGTGAAGAATACACTGAGCGGTGTATGCCTGTCATTTCCTGTTGCCAGGACTGCTTCTATTATAAGGGCTGTGAAGACTGTGCAATCTCTGACGATTGCGACCGAATGGAGGATAAACATGAGTAAAAAGTGTGTATGTGGCAATGAAATGACTCGTGAAGACTGGAAGCACGAGTGGGTTTGTCATCGTTGTGGACGAAAGCGGCCTATTCCACTACCCCCGATGTTCACCGTCTTCATGTGCCGTAAATGTGAACACCTTCTGTATGTCGAGGAAGACGAGGACTTTCCTCAGAAGCTCGGAAAAATCGCCGCAAAATCCTGCCCCTGTTGCGGCGAACAGGAAGAAGGTCTGTGGAGACTTCTCGGCAGAGCGGAAGGGTTCGAGGGAACCGTGTTCACGGAGGAAAGCGATGAAGACTGAGAAAAAGAACCTCCGCCGTATTTCCATCGTAGTCACGGCGCAGACCAAGGGAAACCTTGAACGGCTGGCGGCGGTCTGTGGCTACTCTGAGATCGGTCGAGTGGTTGACAAACTCACCCGTGAAAAGATGATCTCCCTTCATGACTTTGAAAGAAAGGAGAAGCACCATGAATGATGTAATGGAGCAAATCAAAACGCTTTCTGCCACCTTGGACGAGGAAACCACCCGCTTTCACCCTACCGGCAGACTGCTGTTGCTGGGTTCCTACGAGAGCGTATTTCTGAAAGCGGTCAAGCGCAAGGCTGACCTGTTGGGCATTGATTGTGACCTCACTCAGTACCCCTGCCCTCCGTACAAGGCCGTGGTAGTGGACAGAGAAACCGTCCCGTCTGACATTAAGCTCACCGCCGAGGTTGATATTGACCACTCCTACTCACAGGGAATGTCATCGGTATCTCAGGCAACTTTGGCGCTCCTGCTGGCATTGGACTTGGTTCACGCTAAGGAAATTACCATTGTAGGCCGGGGTCACGCCGTTCAGAACTTGGCAAAGTACCTCACCCTCGATAACGCAACTGTGACGGTGGCGCACTCCAAAACCAAGAGTCTCTTGCAGGCCACGATGAACCGTGATGTGGTGATCTACGCTACGCCGACTATCACGAAGGACATTTCCTACAACACCCGTGATCTGGTCATCGACCTCGGCAACAGTGTTCCTCACCCTGACCGTTTTAACTGCCCCTATGTGAACAGGATTGGTCAGCTCACCGTGAGCGTGTTGCTCAACCGCTTTGCGAGAAAGGAGCATAGAGCATGAGTGACATTCTGACAATTATCGCCGCCGTTGAATGGATTGTTGTAGGCTGTCTATTCTTATGGCGACTGCGCCATTGGAACCGCCGCTTTTCGGAACTTTATGACGAGCTGCGAAAGGAGATTGGTAATGACTAATCTGGAAGCGGTAATCGTGATAGCTATGGTGAAAAACAATTTGAATGTTACCGCCGTAGCTAATACCCTGCCCATGCAGCGTAATACTGTTCTTTATCACTTGGATAAAATCGAGCGAGAAACAAAATTAAATCCTCGACACATTCATGATCTAATTGATCTTTTGGAAATTGCCTTGGAGGTGTTATAGAGTGGGTCTTGATATTGTGGTCATGGAACGCAAAGATGTCCGCTGCCCTCATTGTGGTGAGGTCATCATCACGGTAGATGTTGCCAGCACCAACAGCGGCGGTAGTCTTTGGTACGACTTTCTGGAAAGGCTCGGCTACTATGTTCCTTACGAGAAGCGAACCAAGGAAAACGACTGGTATGGTAAGGACATGGTTCTTGACAACGAGCAGGCAAAATAGCTCGCAGACTACGCCGTAAAAAAAGAGGTCTACAACTGGGACGGCGTGGAGTGGATTGTGACGGAAGCACTCGCCCACGGAAACAAGGTGGTCATCAACGCCGACTGGTAGTTAAGTGACAAAGGTGATAAAGGTGAGTGTTTTTGCAAAGACTTTTTTCAAATTGGCGTGTTTTGAAAAATTGTTTTTCGTATTTTAGGTGAGTTAGGTGAGTAATCGGGCATAAATGCCTATAACTCTCTCTTATACGCGCGTATATAGAAATAGTTATAGGGAAATGCACCCGATTACTCACCTTTATCACCTTGCGACTTTGAAAGGAGAAACGACTATGGCAGATGAAATTGTAGAAAAGCGTGGTCGGGGCAGACCGAAGGGTACTGGCGGCAATAAGCGGCCTGACAGAACTGACGCTCTGAGCGTTCATATGGAGCCGGGTGAAAATCGGAAATATATTACCCACTCGCTGAGAATGTGGGATTGGGAGACACCCGACATGAAGGAGCCTGCACAGGTTAAGGAACGCATTGGTCAGTATCTTGAAATCTGTGCTGAGGACGATATGAAGCCAAGCGTTGCAGGAATGGCATTGGCTTTCGGAGTACACAGGAAAACATTATGGGCATGGGCTAATGGTATCGACAGCGACTATTTACCCCCCGCAAGCCGTGACCTTATAAAAAAAGCGTATCAATTTTTGAACGCACAAATGGAAGATTACGCACAGAATGGAAAGGTCAATCCCGTCACGGCAATCTTCCTGATGAAGAACCATTTCGGCTATGCGGACAAGCAGGAGGTCGTGTTAACACCCAACCAGCAGCTCGGAGATCAGGTTCCCGCCGAGGACTTGGAGAAGAAGTACCTCGAAGATGTGGTGGGTGCGTCCAGCGACTATGACCCGGAGGATTGAGCGACTTTCACGACTTTTGCGACTATGGCTTACGACTATGCCGAGCGACTTTGCGACTTTCTCACGACTTTCGCCCGAACGACTTTGCGACTTTCCGGCGAGGGTCTGCGACTTTGACAGAGCTGCCGATCTCTCACGGGGGTCGGCGGCTTTTCTCTTTCCCCATCTGATCGGCGGCGGGTTCCACCGGGGCGGCGTGGGCGCTGCCGGGGTTCCGGCCTGATCTGAAAGCGGCAACATTTTTCAGCCCTTTATATTGTATAGCTGCCGTATTTGCAAAAAATATGATTTTCTTTTATATTTACGCTTGACAAGTAAATGCAAATATGCTATCTTGTATTTACCGAAATGCAGTAAATGCAAATTGAATTTTGAAAGGGGCTTATATTATGAAAAAGATTTTTGATTTACCCGTTTGCGGTTCTGATCGGGTAAAGAGTTTTTACGGAAAGGCGAAAATCATTGAAACGGAAAACGGCGAAAAAGTTTTACAGTCCTATAATACTTTTGTTTGTCGTATCACGGCGGCGGGGCGGTTCGTTCGTATGTGGGGCGGTTATTCCGCTACTACAATGCGTCATGTAAATAGTTTTCTTTCATTCTATGATATGAACGGCGGCGGGAAATCGTGGTGGGATATGCAGCCGGTAGAAGAAACGGAAAAGCCGAAAGCGGCGGATATGACCCCCGCCGAAAGTTTGAAAGCTATGCATTACCGCCGTTCCGCTAACAGTGTGAATTATTGAAAGGGGTGTAATAAATGAAATTCAAGACAACACAAAAGGAAATTCGGGCGAATTACAATAAAATTATTTGCGTTCCCTTTTGCGGTTTACAAAACCTTTTGAATTATGAAATCCCCGTTGCGTACACGGTACGCCGTGAGGGGTGGGCAGCTGATATTTACGATATGGGCGGCGGGGTTGCTATTGTAACAGGTTATGCCCCATTCGGAAATATTCGCCCGTCCTATGAATTGCGGGAACGGTACGAAACGCAAGCCGAAAAAATCCGCTATGATTATAGCCTTTCCTATGAACAACAGCGGGAAAGCCTGAAAAGCCTTGCAAGGGATTTTATAAAGGGGGTTTGCAATTATGAATAAACGGGAATATTGCGAAAGCCGGGAAAGCATTGCTTATTATAGCGGCTTGAATGGCCTTGAAATCAAAGGGATTGAATACGGCATTAACGATCATGTTTATTGCGTGTCGGGTTGTTGGTATGGCGGGAAAGCGGCGCAGCGTTTCCACCGTTGTAAAATCTACTACCCCGTAAACGGGAAAGATAGTGCATTTTTTAGGGTTGACGGGTATAAAATCCCGCTCGATGAATGTATTAGAATGGGGGTTTAATTATGAATTACATTTTCAAAACAACGGCAACAATGAAAGAATACAACAATAAAAAGTGGTACATTGACGGCGGTATTGTTTCGGATATGCGTATAAATGCGGATAGCGTGGAAAATGCGCTTGAAATTTACCGGGAACGGGTGGAAGAAAAACATTACATTACCATTTCCAAAAATGCCATTAAAAACAAGTCGGAAATGTTCGTTGATCTATCAAACGGGGGTATAAAGCATGGTATACGCAAGGAAAAAGCACGGCGGCACAAGCTGCTATCTTGTATCCCCCGATATGGTACAAGCGTTTATACGCTATGAAACATGGGCGCAAGGGGTTGCAAATTGCTTTTGTAATATCACGGTAAAGCCATATAAAGGCCGAAAATACAATCCCGCTTTTGTTTGGGTGTGCGTTGGTTGAAAGGCGGTGAAAGCGTGTATCTAATTCTTTTGTTGCTTTTGCTGCCGGTGCAAATCCTGATTGAAATATTAAAATTGAATAAGTGAACGCTGCCCCGGTGCTATTCCGGGGCGGTTATTTTTTGCGCTTTTTCGGCCTGATTTGGGCGGTGGGAATAGGTGACGGGGGCGGGGGATATACCAGCGGCAGCGAGGGCGGGGTAAGCTGAAAAATACCCGCAAAAAATAAAAAGGCTTATTTACACTTACCTATTGACAATTACATTTACCTATGCTATCTTATATGCAAGAGGTGATCTTATGATGACATTCAAAAACGCAATCGGCTATATCCGAGTCTCCACCGAGCGACAGGCCGATGATGACAAATACGGTATCGAGGTTCAGAAGCAGGCCATTCTTCTCTACGCCAACGACAACGGCTATAACATCGTAGACTGGAAGGTCGATGAAATCAGTGGTGCGAAAGATGATCGCCCCGGCCTGAACGAAATCCTTTATGGGGACGATGTAAGCAATCCTCCCTATGAAGCGGTGATCGTATTCAAGAATGACCGTGTGGCTCGTGATACCAAGCTGTACTTCTACTACCTGTATGTGCTGGAAAAGAAGAACATCAAACTTCTGAGTACGCAGGAGAGCTTCACAGAGGGTAGTGAGTTTGCCAACATCTACCGTGCGCTGCTTCAATTCGTGGCAGAGCAGGAGAGAAAGAATATCGCTCTGCGAACCGGCAAGGGTCGTTCCATCAAGGCTTCCTGCGGCGGGTACAGCGGTGGTCGCCGTCCTTACGGCTACAAGGTGGTTGATGGTGTTCTTACCATTGACGAGCAGGAAGCTCCTATCGTGAAGTTCATCTTTGAGAAGCACGAGGACGGCGTTTCCATGCTGGGTATCACGGAGCTGCTGGAAAAGGCGGGATACCAGACCCGTTCCGGTAAGCGGTTTCAGGTGTCCACCATCAAGAGTATTCTTGGCAACCGTCCTTTGTACGAGGGTATGTATAAATACGGCGACATGAATTGGGTCAAGGGTGTTCATGAGCCTATTTTGAAGACGGGGTGCTAAATATGAAAGATCTTTATGGACTTCGTAGTGAAGACATAGATATGCTCAAACAGGCAGGTTACGGTGATGACATATTCTATGTTGGAAATTATGGAATATCCGATATAACCGGAGAGCAACTTTTCTTTATTTCGTTCTATACTTCCGAGCAAAAGAATAAAGCCTATAAATATCTTTATGAAAGTAAATGAGGGGTAAGAAAGGTTGGGTGAAATGAAAAAGATGGCGTGGCTGATCGGGCTGGCGGTTATCGTAGTCTTCTTTCTGGTCGGGTGTTCTAAGCAGGACTCGGCTGAACCTGTTGCATGGGACTCGGCTCTTTCCGAAGCCGGGTTCACAGATGACGAGATCGCAAGCTATCGTGAAGTGTTTGACACCGTGGGGGTGACTGATTTCCACGATGTTTCTATCGTAGATAATGACCCGATGACCGTGATTTGTGGTAAAATCTATGACAGCGAGGATTTACAGCTCAATGTGACGCTGGAAAATCGCCAGATCATCTATGTAGAGTTGGCTGGTATCCCTGACACCAAGACCCAAGCATATTTTAACTGGCGTGGCAAAGTGAAATGGAAGACAGTGAACACGATAAAAACGGTTGAGTTGTACTCTGACACCGAGGGCGGCTATTTAGGGGTTCTGGATTGGGACAATAAGACGATTTCGGAGTATGAGGGCTGACACCATGAGGTTTTTTCTCAATGTAATCGGATATTTCCTGATAATCAGTTCTATTTTGCTGGTTCTGGCGTTTGTGATACCAAAAATTCTATAATCGGCTTCTGCAAGGGCAGGAGTGACAGCCATAACGGGCTATCTGTGTAGAAATACACGGGTAGCTCGTTTTTTTGTTGGAAAGGAAATGCACATGAATTATGAAAAACTCTCCGGCTCTATCCGAGCCGTGATCGACCGCCGACCGGGAGATAACGGAGCGTACAGCGACCTTTTTTCTCTGTGCCGGGAATGGGAAACCGAGGATTTCTCGGCGGCGCATAAGGTGAACAAGGAGCTGCTGGCACTCTCCGCAGAGCAGGTAGTCCGTGGCGGCGGGGCGAAGTTCTATGAACAGTGGCGGCGGTGTCTTCTCTTTGAAGCGCCCCATGATTTTGATTCCTTCATGACTTATATCGAACTCGACCGCAAGCCGGAAAAGCGGTTCTATGCTCCCCGTAAGCACTATCTCAGACCGATGGTGCAGGGGTTTCAAGATGTTTTGGACGGGAAGCTGCGCCTTTTGACGATCTCCATGCCGAAACGAGCGGGAAAGTCTCAAACGGGTATCAATTTTGTGAATATGCTTTCCGGCAAGTTTCCTGACCGCTCGACCCTGATGGAAGGGACGGGCGATGACCTTGTAAAGAGCTTCTACAATGGTTGTCTGGAATACCTGACAGTTCCCAACGAGTATCTGTTCTACGATGTATTCCCGGACGCACGGCTGATACAGACCAACGCTGACTCAAAAATGATAAATCTGAAAAGCAAGTCCCGTTTCCCCACCATCATGTGTCGTTCCATTGACGCTCGACAGGTGGGCTTGTCCGAAGCCACCAATGTCCTCTACCTCGATGACTGTGTGGAAGGTCGTGAGGAAGCGAAGAACCGCCAGCGGCTTGATGACAAGTGGGAAGTGATCTCCGGCGATATTATGGGTCGTGCCATTGAAGGTACGCCGATGGTTTTCACCGGCACTCGCTATTCCCTGTATGACCCCATCGGTCGTGTGCAGGAACACGCACAGCGGGAGGGTTGGGCTTGGAGAGCGATTGAGATACCCGCCCTCGATCTCGTGACGGACGAGAGCAATTATGAGTACGAGCGGGAGGGCAAGAAGGTCTTTACCACCGCCTACTTCCGGGAGCAGCGGGAGCTTCTAAGTGCGGAGCAATTTGAGTCTGAGTTCCAGCAGCAGCCCTTTGAAGCGAAGGGTCTGCTGTTCAACAAGGACGAGCTGAACTACTTCTTTGAGCTGCCGAAAGACTGTGACCCGGATACCATCATCGCCGTTGGCGATACGGCGGAAAGCGGCTCGGACTCAACTTCCATGCCAGTGGCGATGATATACGGAAATGCTGTGTATATCGTTGATGTGGTCTTTGATGACTCTCCCGCCGAGGTGACGAAGCCGGAATGTGCCAAGTGCCTGATCGAGAACAAAGTCGCTTCTGCTGTCTTTGAGTCCAACAATGCCGGTCAGTATTATGCCAGAGATGTTGACCAGATCATTCGTGAGCGTGGGTACTCTGTTGGTATCCGCACGAAGCGCACGATCTCCAACAAGCAGACCCGTATTGAGTTCGCTTCCGACAACATCAAGAAGAACTTCTACTTCAAGCACCCCTCCACCTACAAGCGGGGCAGTCAGTATTGGAACTTCATGAAGGA